TGGCGGAGTAGATGGCGCCCCAGTCCCAGCCTCTTTCGTCGTCTGGGGCGCCCCGGCGTTTCCCTCGATGGCCGCCATGCGCGCGCACCAGTCGCTGAACGCGCCCTTCCCGAAGCACTTCACGATGAGCTCGTCGACGTTGTCGAAGTCGACGTTTTCAGCCACCTCGTCGTCAGTGACTTCGGGGTAGTTGCGGCGCAGGCAGGCCGCGACCAGCAGGGCGGTGAGGCCGAGCGGGTCCGGCTCTTCGCCGCGCTGCTGGGCGTTGATGCGGTCCCAGTAGCGGCGCGCCGTGGCGGAGTTGAGGCAGGGCATCGTGTACTCGATGCCACCCAGCCGCACGGGCAGGCCCGGCAGGCGCGGTTGCGGTGCGGCCATCATTCGGTGAGCGCCAGCGTGCCAATGATCCCCGCCTGGTTGGCGAAGGCCTGGAAGCCGCATTCGGGCACGGTGAAGTCGTCGTTTTTCGACCCCATCTTGAAGCCCTCGGCAATGCAGCTGTTGAGCGTCAACACGCAGCTTTTGCCCTGGAACGGGCCGTAGAAATCGACCGTGAACGTGGGCGCGTAGCCCATGGGCATGTTGTTGAGCTGGATGCGCTGCGCCGTGGTGCTGGTGGCGGTGTAGCGGTAGCTGATGTACACGATCTTGGCCACGTCCGCCGCGGCGAAGGTGTAGACGCCGGAGGCGACCGAGTATTGGCCGCTCGTGGGCGCGCTGGCCACGCGCTTCATCTCGCGGCCGGTGGTGCTGTCAATGACGCCGAGGTCAGCCGCCCAGGTGCCGCTGCTCGGCGGCGTGACGGTGACGGTGAACGGCGTGGTGGGGATGGCCGAGCCGACGGTGTCATAGACCATCGAGGTGATGCCGGCGGTGGGCGCCACGCCGAAAACGATGGTGGACAGGAAGCCGGCCCGGATGTCGGCCAGCTTGGCCTTGCCGTTGACGCTGCCCTTGCCGCGGCCCACCGCGACGGCGAATTGGTTTTGCCCGTGCAGCTGCTTGAGCTCGAACTTGAAGTCGAGTTCCGTGTCTTGCAGGGTGCCAAAGATCAGTGGCGTGGGGTTGGCCACCGCAGCGCCCAACGCATCGGTTTGCGGCGTGGCCCACATGATTCCAGAGCTAAAGAGGTACATGGTGAAGATCTCCGTTCAGTTGGGAGGAAGGTCGAGCGCCGTGGCGCGGGAAAGCGTGGTTCCGGCGTAGACCTGCGCGGCGTAGCCGAACGGCTGGTCGGCGCTGGCGGCCTTCCACTCGCAACGGTCGCGGCGTAGGTTGGCGACGAGGCCGCGCAGGGTGGCGTCGCCGGCGATGAGGGCGTGGGCCTGGCAGCGCACCTGGTCGGCAGCGGCCTGCCAGCCATCGCCCCGCACGCAGGCGATGACGGCCAGGCGCAGCACGTTTTTGTCGGTGCCGCCGATCGCGGGGTGGCCACCGCCCAGGGGGGTTGTTTCTTCGTCGACCAGCTCGATGAGCAGGGCCGGCGATTCCTCGCGGGTGAAGGCGTCTTGCCGATCGCGCCAGACGTTGGCGCCGGCGGCGGTGGCGCCGGTGAGCAGCGCGGCAATGCGCGCGGCGATGGCTTCTGCGGTGCTGGGCATGGGTCAGTCCTTGCTGAGCAGGGCGCGGGAAAACGCGCCGTCGTCGACCTGGCGCGGGGCTTCGCGCACCGTGTAGGCCACGCCGTTGACGGTCACCTCCTGGTCACGGGTGAGCGCGACGGCGGTGGTGATGTAGGTCAGCTCGTACTGGCGCGAGTGCGCCGATGCGCGCTGCAGCTGCATCAGCTCGTCAGGCTGATCCAGCAGGCCGGTGAAGTTGACGGCGCCCGCCCGGCAGGGGACGCCGAAGTCCTCGAGGAAGGCCCCGAGGTCTTCGTCGAATGCCATGGCGGGTCAGGCCTCGGGCGCCTGGTCGGCCGGGGCGGTGCCGTCGAGCGCAGGCTCGACAGGCACCGGCTCGACCTTGTCGGCGTGGGCCGTGGCGACGTCGTCTTCCAGCTCGATGACTTCGCCGCCGGTGGCCAGCGAGCCATCGTCCAGCCGGAAGCTGCAGCCGCTGCGAATGATGTATTTGCGGGCCATGGCGTCAGGCGGCCGGGGTCGAGGGGGTGGACTGGCCGCCAGCCAGCGCGGACTGCACGGCGCTGGCCACGGCGGCGGCGATCATCTCGGCCATGCCGACGGGGCTCTGCGCGGCGGCGGTGCGCTCGCGCAGCTGGCGCTCTTTCTCGATGGCGGCTGCGCGGCGCTTGACCTGGGCGCGGTCGGAATCGCTGGCGGTCAGCAGGCCCTTGGTGGGGTCGTCAGCCTTGTCGAGGTACATCGCGCGGCCCATGCGGGCGAGCGAAATGGCGTCGTCCTTGGGGACGTCGACGATGTCGCCCACGTCGGCGTGGGAGGCGAATTCGGCGCCGGCCGTCGCGATCAGGCAGGCTTCGAGGATGAGGATCTTCATGATGTTGAATCCTTGAGGTGAGGCGGAAACAGAAGAGCCCCGGCAGGGGGCCTGGCGGGGCTCTGGCTGGGCGCAACGGGGTGCGCCAATGGGGTGGTAGCTATCAGGTGGTCAGGGCGTCCTGCATGGCTGCGAAGCTGACCGGGTAGCGGACGTTGACGTCCACGTCCTGCAGCGCGACGACGCGCTTGGTGCCGGCGGTGGAGCCGGTGAACGGGTCGACCATCATGTCCAGGCCGCCCCACATGGCGATGAGCAGGTCGGACCAGTTGCCGTAGATCAGCGCCGAGCACACGCCGGAGGCACTGCCCTTGGTGAGGTTGCTGGGCACTTGGTTGCTCACCTCGGCGCGCGCGCCGTTGAGCTCGTTGCCCTGCCACACGGGGATGCCGTTCGTGCCCGAGAACATCTGCGTTTTCTTGAGCTTGCCGCGCACCTTGGTGTTGGTGAGGTAGCCCAGCGAGCCGGCCGGCGCGTTGGCGTTGGCCACGGCCGACTCCAGGTCGACGACGTTGTCCCAGGTGGGGGCGGCCCCGTTGGCGCCGCCGGCGACGCTGCCGATGCCCGAGGTGTTGAGGATGCCGCGCGGCTGGTTGCTGGCGCCCGAGCCGGCGATGGCGGCCAGGTCGATCATCAGCGCGATGGTGCGCGCGATGTCCATGCGGATGAACGCCTCCACCGCGATCGACGACTGCAGCAGCAGGCGGCGGCTGTAGTCGACGTAGGCGCCCACGGTCTTGGGCGTCAGGGCGACCTGGTCGAAGGCCTGCTGGCTCTCGGTGGGCGAGCCGTTTTCCGCGACCCAGTAACCGGTGGAGCCGGCGGTGGCGCGCGGGATGGCGATGTTGCCCGTGAGGTCGGTCAGCAGCGTGGTGCCCATGCTGAGCACGCGGGCCTGGTTGACCAGCAGGTCGATGAAGCTGCTGGCCAGCAGCTCGGTGGCCACCAGGTTGCCGCCGGCGGTGGCCGTGCCGACCACCAGGTCACGCTGGCCCAGGCGGGCGCTCATGGCGGCGCGCTGGATCAGCAGCTTCGCGGCCGACTCGGCATCGGAAGACCGCATGTCGAGTGCAGACGTCAGCACGTCGACCGGCACGGTGAAGGCGCCGGCGCGGTCGGCCCGCACGTCTTCGCGCTTGTCGGCCGCGGCGCGGGCGCACTCCATCTCGAAGCCGGCGACCTTGCGCACGGTCTGGTCGTCCGGCCACAGGCAGGCGGCGATCAGGCGGCCGAAGCGGAACTGCTGCACTTCCTTCTTCGACAGGCCGATCTCGGCCGGCTCGGCGAGCTTGAGCGCGCCGGACTTTTCCAGGCCGGTGAACAGGGTTTCGCGGAAGGCGTCGTAGGGGGTGCCGGCGTCGATGGCGGCGTCGGCCTCGGCGCGCTTGCCGAACTTCTCGCCCAGCACGCGGATGTCTCGCACGCGCTGGCGCTCGGTGGCCTGGGCCTGCTCGGCCTCGCGCTTGTTGTCAGCGGCGGTCGGCTCGACCTTCGTCGGCTTTTCTTCGGTCTTGGTTTCCATGGGGTTGTGCTCCTTGGCTGCACGGGGGTTGAAACGGGAAAGGAAGTTGCGGACCAGTTGCTGCTCGGCCTCGCGCCCGATGCCGACCTTGTCGTCGGCGGGAATGGACACGATGGAGCCTTCGAACGGCTCCCAGTCGTTGACGAGGTATTCATCGCCGTCGTCATCGCTGGTCTTGGAGAGCACCATTCCGTGGATCTCGTAGCCAACGCTGACCAGGCTGCGAATGCCGTCGCACACGTCCTGGAAGATCTCTTCGGCGCGCGCGCTCTTGCCAAAGCGCGCGATGCACCGCAGCTTGCGGTCGTCGCCGATCCACGCTCGCTCGATCACGCCCACCTGGTCGCGCGTGTTGTGATCCATGAGGAGCGGGTGTCGACCGCCACTGAGCCGGCCAAGGCGCACTGCGGTTCGATCGTGGGAGAGCACCTCACGACCCCACCAGCGGTCATAGGGCTCTTCGGAGGAGAGCGCGAACTCGACGGTGCGCGCCTCTTTGTTGATGGCTTCGCGGGTGAGCGAAACGGAGCGCTCGAAGGTGACGCGGCCGTCATCGCGGGCCAGGCGCGCGGCCGGGTGCTCAGGCGTCTTGGTTGTCATTGCCTTGGTCCTCTTTTGCAGGCTTGGAAGCAGAAGCGCCCGCGGGTTGGGCGGGCGCTGCGTTGGGTCGCTTGGGTAGCTTGGCGATGCGCAATCGGTCTTTCTCGATCTCGCGCCAGACGGCTTCGGGGTCGCGGCCGAGTTCGCGCATCACCTGGCTGGGGCTGGTGAGGTCGTTGTCGAGCTCGAGGACCTTGGCTTGCATGTCCTTGTACGGGTCGACCCAGGGCCAGCGGCGGCCCTGCCAGGTGAAGCAGTCGTACTTGTCGAACTTGCTGACGGGCAGCGTGCCGAGCTGGCCAGCCAGGAAGGCATGCGACAGCCACTCAGGCGAGAGCGGGTCGTGAAAGCCCTCGGCGAACCAGCCTTGCAGGCACATCCACTCGTCTTGCGTTTCGAGCTTGCCGGTGCGGATGGAGCTGTAGTTGACGCCCTCGAGGTCGTTGGCGAGGGTGTTGTAGTCGGCGCCGATGCCGCTGGACACGCCGCGCAGCATGGCCTTGACGAAGGGGCCGAAGTTGGCGTGCGGATAGTCAGGGTCGAACTTCTTGAAGTCGTAGCCGGGTGGCAGCTCGTCGAAGGCGCCGGGCGTGGCATCGCGCACGAGCTCGACCTGGTCGGCACCATCGGCCTGCGGATCGCGGATAACTTCGTCGGCCAGCTGGCCAGTGCCGCTGGCCACGTCGTCTTTCGGCGGGACGAAGAAGCCCATGTTGCTGGCGCCGACGCGCGCAGCGATCACGGCCGCCTCTTCGAACTTGCCGAGGTCGTTCAGCCGGAGCATGGCGGAGTGCACCCAGGGCACGCCGCGCACTTGGCTGGGTTCTTCCTGCAGGAAGAGGTGCCAGATCTCGCTGGCAGGCACCCGCACGCGGCGGCCTCCAAACGCGGACTCGACGTCCTGCAGGAGGTGGTAAGCCTGGGGCTTGCCCCAGGAGTCGGTCTCGACGCCCATGCGGATGCGGCGGCCATCGGGGAAATCGGCCCGGTAGGTCTCGTCCAGCAGCACGGGGTCGATGACCTGCAGCGCGTAGCCGAAGGCGTTCATCGAAGCATCGCGCACGCGGCGAATGAGGCACTCGCCATCACGCGCGACCAGCAGGATGGCCAGGCGCTGCAGCTGCACGAAGCTGAGGCGGCCCGTCACGTCGCAGCTGCCGCGCTTGGCCCACTTCTTGAAGGCCTTTTCAATGACGGCCTTGTCGAACTCGTCGATGCTGCCGTCGAGGCGCTGACAGGGCACGCTGAGCGTGAAGCCGTTCGGGCCCACCACATGGTTCATGACCATGCGGAAAAACTTCTTGACGTAGTCGTTGTTCTTGTACAGCTGGCGGCTGCGGCCGCGCAGGATGCGCAGGCTGTACTCGAGGGTCTGGTTCAGCGGGGTGTGGTCAGCGCTGAAGCTGGACGTGAGGCGGTCGGCCTTGGCCCCGTCATAGCTGCGCCGGATGAGGCGCGCGGCGCGCCGCTGGGGCTGCGGCGGCGGTGCCGGCTGGGCTGCGGCGCGCTCGGCGCGCATGGCGTCCAGCACGCGCCAGGTGGTGGGTGTTTGCAGCTGCATCAGAGCCTCGAGTAGATGCGCCGCGCCGGGCGGGTGACGATGCCAGCGGCGATGTCTTCCTTCTGCACCTCGCGCTCGAGCTGGTGGATCTTCACCAGGATGTCGGCGGCGGTGTTGAACTCGAATTCACGCTCGCCGATCTTGTAGCGCTTCTTGGCGGGGTTGAAGGCGTAGAAGGCGGCGCGCGCATCGTCGAGCGCTTTGCGCGCGGCGCTGCGGCCGTCGAAGCCGGCGGCCATGCTGCGCGGGTCGGGCTGCACTTGCACCTGGCGGCTGCCGACGGTGAAAACTTCGCCTGCCTTCTCGACCCAGCTGGTGAGCGTCCAGGCGCCTGCACCGAGGCCCGAGGTTTCAGACGCTGCGATGGTGGACAGGAAGGAAGAGCCATCCGTGGCCGCGGTGATGGTCAGCGGCGTGCCGGTGCCCAGGGGCGCCAGCCGGTGCTTGAGCACCCAGCCGTCGGTGGCCGGGTAGTCGGCGAAGGTGTCGGGCCAGCGGACGGTGTCGCCGGCGACGATGGTTTGCGGGGCGGCCATGTCAGTAGGCCGTCCAGCCGGTGTTGCCGGTGCCCGAGGTCTTCTTGTAGTTCGTGCCGGCGACGACGTCGACCGCTAGCGCACCGACCGGCGCGGCGACGCTGGCTTCGGGCGTGCCGCTGTTCTTGATCGCGACGTCGGGGAACCAGGCGCCGTTGGCGACGACCCACCAGCTGCCCCAGGTGCCGCGGTCGACCATGAAGGCGCGCGCGCCGTTGATGCCCTTGATGTCGGTGCGCGCGTCGATGTCGGCGAAGTTGCCGACAGCGGGCTCGGTGCATACCTTGGTCCCGGGCGTTGCGCCGGGGCCGGTCTTCATCTCGGTGAAGACGATGCCGGTGCCATCCCAATCGCGCGTGATGGTGCGCGCGGCGGTGCACGACGAAGTGTCGGTGTAGAGACCTTGGCGTGCCATGGATCAGCCCTCCAGCACTTGGAACACGTGGCCTGGGCCGACGACGACAACAGTCTGGCCAGAGGCCACGCTGCCGTTGACTTCTTTGACCCGGATGCGGAATTTCGCTGCGGTGTAGGCGGCAGCGGGAATCTTGAAGCGCGGGAAGCGCATGAGGCCGCTGTAGCCAGCGTCCATCGCCCTGCCCTGCGCAGCCATGGTGTAGAGGCCTTGCGCGGCCTGGGCTGAGCCGATGATGTACTCGGTGCCGCCCACGGTGGCGGCCAGCTCGATGGACACCCACAAGATCTTCAGCGGGTTGATCTGCAGGGTGACCGGAAGGATGACATCCACCGAGCGACCCTGGTTGATGCTGGCGTTGAGCGCGGTCAGCAGCCAGGTGGGCGCGAGTTCGATGGCGGCGGTGTAGCCGGTGGAGCTGCCGGCGCCGGCGATGGTGACGACCCAGTCGGTGCCGCCACTGGGGTTGGTTCGCAGCGCGCCGACGGCCGTGCTGGTGCCGCGGCCGGCTTCGAAGTTGAACGATGCGCCAGCCGGGCCCACGCCGCTGATGCCGGTGCCGGTGAGCGTAGCCTTGGTGCTGTCGACGTTGCCCCACTGGCCCAGGGCCTGGTTCGGGTGGTAGTTGCCTTCAGGGTCCGCCGCGGTGGCGACCTGGCGCGTGGCGGGCAGCATGCCCATGTCGGGCGACACGATGCGACCCATGCTGCGCAGCAGCGTGTCGGCGATGACCAGGCCACGCATGCGCGAGCCGGCGAAGGCAAAGTGAACGCCGTCGAGGATGAGCGAGTTTTGCTCGGGCCAGCCGTTGGATACGTCGGTGCTGGGGGCCGCGTTGTAGGCGCAGTAGTTCTGCACCAGGGCCTCGCCGCAGGGGATGATGGCCACGTCAGCACAGTCGCGCTGCAGTTGGTTCCACAGCAGGGCATTGAGGCGGCTGGCGGCAGTGAACACGGCTTGCGTGGGCGTCACGTCACGCGACAGGGGCAGCGTCTCGACGAAGATCATGCGCGGTGCGCAGACGCGGCGCAGGCGGTTGATGAGCGCGACCACGCCTTGATAGGTGGCGTTGGCGCCGGCGCCGTAGCCCTTGATGGCGTTGCCAAGGATGCCGGTGCCGATGACGATGGCGTCGAACGGGCCTTGGTCGACGATCTGCTGCATGCGCGCGTCGTCCCAGTCCCGGATGACGTTCGTCGAGCCGGTGGCGATGACGACCATGTCCAGGCCGCCACCAACGCCGAGGTTGGCGAAGGCGGGGAAGCCGCTGGTGATCGTCCAGCCGTGCAGGTCGTGCACGAAGGCGTTCGTGCCGATGGCACCGGCCGCCACGTCGGGGCGCGGGTCGGCGTAGGTGATGGTGGTGGACGTGGTGGCCACCGTGCTCGAGGTCAGGATCTCGAAGGCCCCCTCCACGTCGGCGCGCAGATCGCACGCCAGGCGGATCTTGTGGCCCGGCAGGAAGTACTGGTCCTTCAGGGTGTAGGTGAGCACCGCGGTGACGATGCCGTTGGTGCGGCTGTAGTTGGCCGCATCGACCTGCCACATGGGGTGGGCCCGGATCTCGGTGGACGCGCCGATGAAGGCGACGCGCAGCCCACCGGATGCGACGCTGCGGCCCACGCGCAGGGCAGCGTCACCGCCGAGCGAGCCGTGCTGCGCGACGGGCAGTGGGCCCGCATACGTGGCCTTCTTACCGGACACCATGAGGTGCGCGAAAGAATCGTCGACGTCGTACAGCTGGCCAGCGGTGTAGCTGGGCTGCACGTTCTCAAGGAATTTGATTCGGATCATCGGTTACCTCCAGCCGGTGACGAAGCCGCCGCGGCGCGGTGGCTTCGGGGCCCGGCGTTTCACTGTGGCCATGGGCGCGCGGATGCGTTCGTCGTCCGCGGCGTCGTCGAGTTCTTGCTGCAGCGTGCGGACGTCTGCACTGGCCTGGCTAGGCTCGGCAAAGGGCGCGGGCGGGTTGGCGCCGTCGGGTTCGGGCGGCGCGGTGTTGTCGTCGAGCAGGTCGAGCTGGCGGACTTTGCCGAGCAGCTTTTCGCGCTCTGCGAATACGGTCTCTGCATGACGACCGCTCATGGCGTACAGGTACGCCGCGTAGTTGTAGACCTCGCAGTCCCAGGCCTCATTGCGCTGGCTGCCCTTGACCCACACCAGCTGCTTGTTGCCTCGCTTGTCACGCACCCACTGACGGGTCTCGGCGCGCAGCTGCTTGAAGTAGTCGTCCGAGAACCCTGCCGGGAAGTGGTAGAGCCCGCCACCAGGCAGCTTGAGCTTCAGACGGCCGTCGATCAGCGTCTTGATGGCCTGAGTACCCACCAGGCGCAGCGTGGCACCGCCAGGCACCGGCTGGCCACGCCAGGTGAATTCCATCGTCTTCGGCCTGCCAAGCTTCGGCGCGTCAAGCGGCGTAGCGCCTTTGACAGCGAACCAGTGCCGGCCGCGCAGTTGCGCGTCACGCGTGAACGCGTACACATCCTCCGTTCGGTGGCCGCCGCTGTCGATGGCGGCCACGTCGACCTTGAGCACCTGGCCGCTGGCGTGCGGAATGGGCGCCTGCAGCAGCTCGGTGAGCTTCTGCCAGACGTCAGGCAGCGATGGATCACCCGGAATCTCACCGTGCCACAGGCCCCAGCTTTCCTCTCCCCTGCCCCATCCGCGGATGACCACGGCCAGGCGATCGTCCTGCACATCCACCGCGGCGGTAATGACCAACACACCCCAGGGCGCGGTCATCAGCTCGTATGCCTCGGCGCGGGCACGTAGCTGGTCAGCGCCGATGGCCGCGCGCAGCTTCGGCTCCCAGCAGCGGCCCAGCATGTTGTTCGTAAAGGTGATGAGGGGACCCTCGTCACCGTTGCGCATCGCCTCCTGGGCTGCGTGCCATTCCTGAACCAGAGCCGGCCAGGGGCGCCAGCCTACCGGTGCGTTCAGTGCCGAGAAGTCGCACCAGCTGGCCACTCCCGGCTCACCCACCGCCGTGGCCTGCCAGTATGCGCGGCCGCTGTCGCGCGCCTGCTCTTCCGTCATGCCCCGCGGCCTGGGCCTGTAGTTGTCGCGCTTCCAGGTGGCCTCGTCGTTGAGCGCGGCGCACTCGGCGTTGACGCATTGGTACAGCGCACTGTCCGGCCGGTCGTCGACGATCCTGAGCTGCTCCCACTGCAGAACCTGCGGGTGGCGACAGTCGGGGCAGAACAAATGCCACTTGCGCTGGTCGCCGCGCAACACCTGGTCCTGAATGTTGCTGGCCCCGGCGATGGTGCCCGTACCGTCGCCGAAGATCTTGGCGCGCCGGCCGAAGTTGCTGGTCCGGCCGATCACCATCTTGATGAACGAACCCTGCCCTTGCAGGTTTCGCGGGTACTCGTCCGGCTCCTCGAACTTCACGTAGCGGATGGTGGCCGACTTGCCGCCAGATGCGCGGTTAGCGCCAACCAGGCGCATCACGCCACCGGGGTAGCGCTTGCGCAGCTTGGTGTTGTCGCTGCCCTTGCGGTCGGCCGGCTTGATGCGCTGGCGCAGTGCCTTGGTGGCCTGGCGCATGGGCTCAAAGCGGCTGAGCTCCCACTGCCTGGCCGCGTCCAGATCCGCAAACACCACCAGCATCGACCCGGCCGCCGAGCAGATCCAGGTGCCAATCATGTTTTCGCCCGACACCGAGCCGCCCACCTGGTGAGGCTTGATCCACCAACCCTCTCGCCAGGGCGATGACGGCGACATCGTGCGCTGAATGTCGATCAGGTACGGCGTCCGGGCATTGCGGTACGGCCCCGGTTCCGGCGTGTCGGGCGGCAACACGCGGTTCTCCTCTGCCCAGTCATCTACACGCACCTTGCGGTCCGGCCGCAGGGCCCGCGCGATCGCGCGGCGCACCGAGTCAATCGGCTGGTGCGGCGTCGTCGTCATCGTCCTCGTCCACGTCGGCCAGTACGTGGCGCGTGAGCACCTGGTCGGCGAAGGCGTTGAGCACCTCCTCCAGCGCCTCGGCGTACATCTGCTCGCAGCGCAAGGCGTCGGCTTCCAGCGCCACCGTGGGCGCCAGCCGCGGGCCCAGGTTGCCCAGCGCATCGCGCAGCGCACGGAACTCGGTAAACCGCAGGCGGACCACCTCAGCGCGGTCCACCAGGTTGCCCCGCAGCTGGGCCAGCTCGATCTCCTCGCGCTGGCGCCTCAGCTTCTCGCGCTCGGCCCGCTCGCGGCGGTAGGTCGCCGTGTCCTCGCTGCTCGGCTCATCGTCCGCCTCGGCCGGCGGGCCTTCACCAGCTGGCGAACGCGGCGCGGGCGCGGACGTCTGCACCGCAGGTCGGTCGATGCGGCCGTCAGCCGTGCGCGCCACGTCGTGCTGCGCCAGGCGCCACGCCCGCGCAGACTCCACGTCCCCCATCGGCATGCCGGCGGCCTTGTCCCGGGCCACCTGGCTCTTGCTGACGCCCAGCTCGGTGGCCATGGCTCGAACACTGATGCTCATGTCCCGTCCCTCGCTGTCCCTGTCCCGTGTCCCGTGGTGTCCCCCAATTCACCAATCCCGCCAACGCACGTGCATCGCGCTCGCGAATGACCCGTGTGCTGGCAGCCCCTGGGGAGGACCCAGGGCGACCCGTGGTCACCGGGCTGTCGCCAGGGCCTGCGCCCACGCGCTGTCGAGGGCGGCGGCGAAGCTGCGCGAGACGATGCGCTCAGCGATGCCATCGAAGTCCAAGCGCCGGGTGTAGTGGGCCGACTGCTTGGGGAACACCACGATGGGCACCAGGCGGGTACGCCCATCACCAATAGGGACGCGCTTGTAGATCCCTGCTGGCCGGCCGTCACCCGGCTCGCCGTAGAACAGATCCACCTGAGAACTCACGCCAAAGCGCTTACCCTGCGCCTTGGTGGCACGCTTGCCAGCCTGAGCACGTTCGATCAGCCGCTTGATGGTGCCCGCCGGTAGGTTGCCTGCACCATCGAGCTGCACCACTGACGGTAGACGCAACGCCGTCTTCTTAGGTGCACGCTCCCCACCGTCGACCTGATACTGCAGATACTCGGCCTGCCGGTCCTTCACACCAACAGTGGCCGAAAGCCTTTCCTTGCTGGCCGGCTGGATGAAGAAGCCACCCTTGGTGAACTGGGTGGGCTTATCAAGTGCCGACTCAAGCTCGCTGGGCATCGCGCTGCGCACCATGCCCACCACATCGGTTAAGGCCTTGGCAGCCGCGAATCGGAACTGCGGATGCAGGCGCATCGAATCGCGGATGACCACGTCGATGTTCCCTTTCAGCTCTGCACGCATCGCAGCCCCCAAAAAGAAAAGCCCCGGCTCGGAGTGGGTCGAGACCGGGGCGGGCCCTGTACGCAAGCCCCAGGGAGGATTGGGACGGAGCTTGCGCGAAGCTTGCCTGAAATATAGGGCTTTCTTCTAATCCCTAAAACCCCCCCGAACGATCGATGCGACGCGCTCGCGCTCTGCTCGCCTGGCGTATGCCCGATCCCGAAAGACCTGGTCAAGCACCGCATGCGCACGGTCGAGCCGCGCATAGATCGTCGCCGCCGATCGCCCTCGCCTCACAGCCACCAGCGCGACACTCAGACCCTCGCCGTAGTGCTGTTCCACCACGTCGCGCAGATCAGCCTCCAGGCCCTTCACCGCATCATCGGTTTCCATGGCCTCGGCCGCATTGGTCGGAATGACCGACTCCCTATAGCGCGAGCCCCCGGACTGGTTGCCCATTGACGTCTTAGCGAACCCCAGGCCGCCGCTGCTGCCACCGATTCGCCACCGAGCCCAATTGAGCAGTCGCCGCTCGACCTCTTCAACCCGCGACATTGGCTTCCTCCTGCGGCTTGAGGATGAGCAGCGGCGCCAACGTCGCCTGAAAGCCCTTTCCGTCCCGCAGCCCCAACGCTGGACCGTTGGCGGCCAATACCTGCGCCATCGCCCGCTGATCGACCAATGCCTGCGCGGCCTCTGGCCAAAGCGTGCCGACGTGCACCCCGCCTTCAGACGCGAAGAACCACCCCGGCTCACCGCGAACAACGCCGTTTCGCCAGCAGGTGTCGAGATAGGCCCCCTCGCCCTTCTCCCGCCTGGCCTTGAGCATTGCCACTACCCCTGGCATGTGCTCTGTCACGAAGCTCCAACTCTTGCTCAACGCCGCCCCTCCTGGATTCGTCCAACCTCGTTGCTATTCCGTCCAACCGTCCAACCTCGTCCAACCGGCCTGCGCCCACGTACGCACACACGCGGGGGCGCAGGGGCGCCCGCACGTCCGCACGCACACACGCGCACGTGACCCAGGGCGCAGGTTGGACGAGGTTGGACGCCCGGGCCTGACGCCCGGTGATTCGGCCATCCGTCCAACCTCTGCGGGGTAGGTTGGACGAGGTTGGACTTTGGACGCCTATGCACCGTAAAGCTCCTCGGGAACGCCATCCGGCCGCACCTCGTGGGGTGCAGCTTGGGCTTCCATTGCTGGACGCTTCTTACCGGGCCGCCAGTACCGATGCAGGCGCGCGCCCGTAGCGTCGCGCCGCTTCTCCCAGCCCAGCTTGTGCATGGCAATGCCCACCCGCGTGGCCATCTGCCTGCTGCCATCGATCCGATCCGTCGGCACATGCAGCGCCTTGGTGAGCAGCTCGTGCGACGTGAAGTGCTCCACATCACAGATCTGCTCGCCCGAATCGCCGTAGACCTCGCGCAGGTCCAGCCAGATGGCCAGGCGCTCGTACCACGGGTCGACGATCTCCCGGCGCTCCTGCTGAGGCACCAGGTACTTGTCGGTCTCCTCCCGAGTGGGCCAATAGCGCCGCACTTCCAGGTCATCGCTCGCCAGCCGATGCATCGCCTCGGCGAACAGCTGATCGCGCACATTCGCCAGCAGCTCGAGCTGGATCTCGCCATCGCATGCCACTGGCCAGAAGCGCCGTGCGCCCGTCGGGTCCTTGAAGTACTCCGACTGGTTGGTCGACCCCGCGAACACCCCGCTGCGCGGGCGGTCGCTTGGCCGGCGCGCAAAAGGCTCACGCACCCGGTCGATTCGGCTCGACACGTACTGTTTGACGGCCGTCACCTCGGCGCGGTTGAACGCGTCCAGCTCGCCCACCTCATACAGCCACTTGCCGGCCAGGCTGAGCACCGCGTCCTTGTCGCCAATGCGTATCGGCGTATCAGCGAACCAGTCGTCGTTGCCCACCAAGGTGCGCAACGCGGTGGACTTCTGTTTGCCCTGCAGGCCCTCCAGCACCACCATGTAGTCCATCTGGCAGCCAGGCGTCAGGATGCGCTTGACCATGCCCATGAGGAACCATGCGCCCACCAGGCGTGTGTATTCGCTGTCCTCTGCGCCCAGGCAGTCCGACAGCCAATGCGCCAGGCGCTCGGTGCCATCCCACTCTGGCAGACCATGCAGGTACTCATGCACAGGGTGGAACCGGTTGGCATACGCCGCCATGGCCACGCCGGCCACGATCGTGCCTTCGGCCTTGATGACCAAGCGCTCCTGCATCGACAGCCAATAGCCGAGCAGGTAATCGTCGTTGGTCGTCCACTCGCCCACGTCCGAATCCCAGGGCGGCTTTCGCAGCTTCATCACCCGGTGCCCGAACTCGTCATAGCCCACCAGCCCCGCCAGCTTCGGGTGGTTGATGAGCACCATGTACACGTTCTCGCGGCAATCCTTCTTGCCGCCGTTCTGCCTTAGCAGATCCTCGCGCCAGTCCCGCCGCCCGCGCGGCGGCGGCTCGCCGCCTTCCCCTTCCCCGGCGGAGCCCGGCGAAGGGGTGTCCGCCCCACTGGCGGGCGGCGCGTCGTCCTTCGGCTTCGCCTTCTGCGGGCGCGGCGTCAAGGCCACGCCCAGCCGACCAGCCAGCCACATCAGCGCATCGCGTGGCTTGACGCCCTGATACTCAACCACCAGGTCGATCGGCGTTCTGCGGCCCTCGCGCGCATCCGCCTCGCGAATGCCAAAGTCCACGATGCCGCCGGGCGCAATTGATAGATCCTCCTCGAGGCTGCGATTCAGGTCTTTCGAACTGATGCGCCAGGCGCCCGTGCCGGATTGCTTCTTCGCCGCCGGGAACAGTGCGGGCACCCACACATCCAGCTGCTGCATCGCCACATCGTTGACGCGCCCATAGTCGTCGGCCTTCGCCGCCTTCGCTGGTGCAGGCGCCTGCACTGGCTGCGCGTCGCCGGTGCCCTTGCCCTTTTCCCGGGCCTGCGCCACCGTCGCCTTGAGCCGGCTCAGCGTGCGTTCGTCGATCGGCGCCACCTCGAACGGCGTGGCCTCCCAGTGCTCGCCGGTGCAGGTGAAGAACTGCGCGTTGCAGAAGACCTCCAGCCCGATGCTGTTGTCCTTGAACGTCTTCGTTTCGCCGGCGACGATGATGTGCACGCCCTTGCGTGACGGGCTCCACTCGGTGTAGCTGCCGCACGCGGCCACGATGGCCTTGCACCGCTCCGAGATCTCGCCGGTTTCCTCGTCGACCTGGCCATCCATGTCGATGCCGATCAGGCCATCGCCCGGCAGGAACGCGAAGCCCAGGCCGTCCCACTGGCCGCGCGCGAACTCCGTCAGCGCCACATCGAACGTCGACAGTTCCTGCCGATCCTCCACACTGCCCTGCGCACCGCGGCGCTTTCGGCCCGACACGTAGTGCGGCACCTTGCGCGGCTTCGGCACCTTCGGGTCGGCGATGAACCGCCACAGCAGCCACTGGCGCTTCTCGCGCATGGCCTGCGGCAAGGTGCGCAGCTTGTCGCACCGAGCCTGTTTCTCGGAACCCCACTCCGGCATTGCTCCTCGCTTTCTACTTCTCGGTGCGCGTCAGGCTGTTCGCCAGCCCCGCACCACGCCATCGAGCTGGGCCGTCCCATGGACCCAGCTATTGCTGCGCGGGCGGTATGTCGTCATCGGCCTGGCTACGCCCTGCACGTGCCGATTGCCGGCGCGCTCCAGCTCGCCCGCCAGGGCCATGTTTTCCACCGTCTTGCGTACCAGGCGCAGGTCGGCTGGGCTCGTCGAGCTGATGCCTGGCACCATGGCGACCAGGTCGCGCCATGTGGGCAGCACCTGCTGCTGGGCCAGCTGCTGCGTCGCCTCGGCAATCGCCGAGCGCACCTCGCCGCGCGGTCGCATCAGCACTTACCTCCACGCCTGGCCTGCCATTCGCGGGTGAACTCGCCCACCACCGGCCCCTCGACCGTGTAGCGCGTGTCACGCCCCGATGGGCACTGGGTGACCTTCACGTCGGGCGGGACGACGACCTCCCCGCCGCCCTTCAAGCCGATCTTGGGCGCCACCACGCCAGGGATGGGCGCCGCCCGCTCGATGCCCCACGCCGGCGGCTTGTGCACCCTCGGCGGCTTTGCCGGCGCGGGGGTTACCAGTTGACGCGAGGCGTGCAAAACGGGCGCGGCCACGCCGGCCTGCTCGCCCTTCGCCTCGGGCGGCGGCACCAGGTCGCTCACCCGCAAGCCCGCCTCGCGCAACAGCACCTTGATCAGCGCTACCGCGGCGCTGCGCACTGGCGCGCGTTCGATCAGCGACACCATCACGCAGCCCTCCGCGCGGCCTGCATTTCCTCGAGCACCGTGAGCTGGGCCTGCTGCGCCAGCCACTGCGAGATCACCGCATTGCCGAGCACACGCTCGACGGCCGCCACATGCCGGGCCGGCAGCTCGCGCCGATGCTCGTGCATGCTGAAGTAATCGGAGACGTGGCTGGTGTAGAGCCCGCACTGCTCTGCCAGCGACCGGCGCGTCAAGTTGCGCACCTGGCGCAGCTTCCACGCCAGTCGGCATGCATGCCGATAGCTCTTGATGCCCATCACCACCTGAGGCGGCACCACCAGGCGCTGCGCCTGGATGACACCACCCACCAGCGCCAGGCGGGCCTGGTCAGCGTCATTGGGAAACATCATCGGATTACCCGTTGAATTACCGGTTCGCACCGGGCGCCAATGAAGGCATGCACTCCCACCCCAAAAAAGCGGCCCGAGCCGGCCAGGACAGCACCAGCTCGGGTACGCAAACCGCCGAAGCGGCCACTCTCAGGAGGGGAGACAACTGGGGGGTTAGGGCAGATGGGCGGGCGCCCTGCCTGGGTTACGCTGGTGGCTTCCACCCCAACCAGCACCCCCAAGAGGGCCCCCATGAAATTTGTGAGGCATCGCGAACTCATCCGCGTCAGCGACGTGAAGCTGCAGCTCTTCACGCTTTTTCCCCTGACGGATCCACAGGCGAAGCGTCTTGCCCTTCACCTGTGGATGGCCGATCCGCGTATTCGCGCAGCCAAGGGAAAAGTTCTTCCCACGAGGTGGGTTGGGACGCCAGATGCTCTAGAGCTGCTCGCAGCACGTCTGCCTGGTGGCGCTTGATCCAAACGCACCGGTACGGCCTGAACAGCGAGATACCCAAGTTGTCGTCCACGGCGAACACGTGGAACGGCACCTCCACCTGGATCCGGCGCGCCAGCGCCCGCTTCGCCTTCCGACGGGATAGGCCCGCCCCACCCGCGCGCCGCCGCATCACGCCGCCTCCGCGGTGGGGGATGAGCCGGCAGGGGCTTGCCAACCTCCGTTGGCCGGCAGTTCGGGCGCCCCCGGCGTGCCTGCCAACTCAGGCCAGATCAGGTGCCAGTCATCTGGGCGCATCTCCCAACGCCGAACACTGCCGCCACTCAGGCGCTCAAGCTCGGCAATGTGCTCGGTTGGCATACGGCGCTTCCCGTCTCGCCAAAAGCAGACCGCTTGCACCGACACCTGAAGCGCCGAGGCCACTTTCGTTGGCCCACCCGACCGTTCAATCGCCGTTTGGATTGCATTCATGTGCGGCGATTCTACACATGTAGAAATTCAGTTCAACAGGTGTTATTGTGAAACGCTCAACGGCCGTCTACCGTGCCAGGATGGCACTGGGAGCACGCATCCGCGCCTTGCGGCTGCAACGAGGGTGGACTCTTGAAAGGTTAGCGGCTGAGTCCGACGTTGATGTCGGAACGATCAGCGCTTTGGAGAATCGCGATAGCAGCAGGTCGAAGTTCGCTCCGGCGCTTGCACGCGCTCTTGGCGTCCCGCTCGAGGAGCTGTTAAGCGCCGACGAACTCGTGCGCGTAGAGGGATCGCCACCTCGAAGCGGGCAACGCCCACTTCAAGCCTCGGAGCCGACTGCTTCGTATGCAGCAAACCCGGCCGTTAGTCACATTGCGCGCACGCTCCGCGACTTGGCATCCTTACTGATTGGCATTCCAGAGGACATGCGCCCGGAAATCCGTCAGCGCATGGCCGAACTGGTCGACAACGCCGATAGCCAGCTTGGTCTATCCCGTATCGAAGCGCTGATTCAGGATGCGCAACGCCGAGCGAGCCATTTTCAGCAAACGCCCAAGACGCCTCACCCGGCGCCTCAATCTACCGCCCTTCCTTCAAGTGCAATATCCCCCAGAAGGGGGAAACAACGGCCAGCGAGGTAATAACCGTCGTCATCGACTGGCAGCGTCGGTGGTGCCGATATGTGCCGAGCCAATCAACCACAGGGGAGACCGAACCATGAGCACTGAATTCTTCGCACGCCAAAGCGTGTCATTTCGCAATGATTTGGCCCGAGGTTGTGGCGCGTTGCTTGGCATCGCTCAGGGAGTGCTAGCGGATGGAAGGTTGCACGACAAGGAGATTGAGTTTCTTGCTGATTGGTTGAATGCCAACTCTTCCATTGCCGCAGCATGGCCCGGAAACGTGATTCATGCGCGCGTGCAAGAAGTATTGGCTGACGGCCAGGTAACGAGCGAAGAGCGCGCGCATCTAACCGAACTGCTGCAACAACTCGTGGGCGGCACCTCCGAAGAACTCTCGGCCCCAACACACGTTTCCGGTCTCGCGCTCGACGCCATCCAGGCCGTCACCTTTCGGGACCGCCTGTTCTGTTTGACTGGCGACTTTGTGTTCGGACCACGATCCACTTGCGCGGCCGCCATTGAGCGGCGCGGCGGGTTGATTGCCGACAACATCACCAAGAAGCTGGCCTACGTTGTGGTCGGCGGAATGGGCAGTCCCGAATGGAAGCACGGAAGCTTTGGCACAAAGATCGAGAAAGCCATGCTCTACAAAGCCCAGGGATTGCCCATCAAGATCGTCCACGAAGACACTTGGGCGGCATCCCTCTCCGAACAGTTGGCCTGAACACCCCCGCGACCCGTCCAACTCAAGGTGGCCCCGGGCCACTTTTTTTGCCCTCACTTCTACACTTGTTGACACGCCGCCTTCTACGTTTGTAGAATTTTCCCGTCGCACCCGTTGCCCCTCACCGAGGGCCGGTGCGATGGGAGACCGACAGTGCCCCACGTCATCCGAGCCGAGCACCTTGAGCTCGTGCTGGCCGCGCGCCGGATAGCGCGCCACAGCCAAAGCCCCACCCTCATCTCACGCTGGGCCGCCATGAGCTCGGGCCAGTGGTCTGGCCGCAGCTGCCGTCCCCGCAGCCGCAGTGACGACTGCAAGGCCTACCCTCTGCTGCCGTCCTGGCAGCCCATGACACGCGGCCGCATTGCCGACGTGATCGAGCGCGTCCGGGCCTTCCGCGGCCTGGCCGAGGTCAACCGCACCTGGCACACCGGCCTGCGCGCCCTCAAGGCCGAAGTGGCTTCGCAGTTGCTGCGATGAGCGCGTGCCCCGTCACCCTCAAAAAGGGCGAGCGCTATGTCGGCGCCATCGTCAACGCCGACGGCACGCTGGCGCACCACGTCGTGCTGCTGGCCAAGAAGCCGTCCAAACGTCTGGACTGGCCCGCAGCAAAAGCCTGGGCCGCCAAAGCCGGCGGTGACCTGCCCACGCGGCGCGAGCAGAGCCTGCTGTTCGCCAACGCGAAGGACGCGTTTGACGCGGCCTGGTACTGGTCCAGCGAGGCCTACGGCAGCGACGGCGCCTACGCCTGGCTCCAGGTCTTCGACGACGGCAACCAGTTCAACGACGACACGCGCTATGAGGCCCGTGTGCGTGCCGTCCGCCGAGTCACAGCTTGATTCCTTGATCCTTCAGGAGGGTCCCCATGTCCACAGCCATTTGCCATCAGCCGCAACCCTGCGCGCCGCGCCGAATCTTCTCCGTGCAGATCAAGCGTCCCGACGGTTCGCTCGACGAAATGACCATCGAGGGCGGCGTGGCCTTCGATCACGCCATCAACGCCATGGAGCGCGCCGGCGCGTGCGCCGTGGTACGCGTGCGCCAGGTCCCGCAGCACGTGGGTGAGCCGGCATGAGCGGCCCGCGCATCCCACGCCTGCCCGAGGGCAATGCCGGCAGCAACGACGGCACCTTGCCGCCCTTCGAGCCCGCCAGCTACGAAATCGGCTATCTCGACGGCTGGCGCACCGGCGTTGCCCAGGCGCTGCTGATGGGCATAGCCCTCGGCGGCGCACTGGTCGGCGTGGCCCTCCAGCTCGGCCTGATCGTGGGAGCCTGAGCCATGCGCGCCCCTGCTCATTGGGATGAATACCCCGTGCGCGGTTGCACCGTGTGCCAGTACGGGCGCGACGCCACCGGCGCGGCCACACGCCCCGGCGGCCGCGATGCCGAAACGTGCATCTGCCCCAACGTCACCGGCCGCGAGATCTCGCGCGACAGGCCACCCGCCGGCGTGCCCACCCGCCTGGCGCGCGCCAACACCGGCCCCTGCGGGCCCGAGGCGCATCACCTCGCCTTCCCCTCGTGAGGCCACGCCATGCCGCACATCGAGCCTACCCCTGGTCAGTTGCAAGCCGCGTTCACGCACGCCCGCAAAGCGGACTGGCCCGAGCAGCTCGACGATGCGCTGGCTCACCCGCTCTACGGGCGCCTTGTGCGGATGAACGCCATGGCGCTGGCCGAAGGGCAGGACCCATTTGCCGAGCAGCGCGTTCACCACCGGCCCGAGGTCATCGCCCCCGAGCCACCCCACCCGGCCGAGCCGCCGGCGCCGCGCATCGAGCGGCCCCGGCGCCAGGTCAACAAGCCACGGCGCGCCGCGCCGCAAAGGCCCCTTCCCCAACTGCCACTGATCGACCGCAAGCGCGCGGCCGGCGGTGACGACGACTAACCCCAGGAGTCAGCATGCCGATCCCACTCGACGCCAGCCCGGCGCCGCTCCCCTCTGCGCCCTTCTCCCTGCCGCATGACCCCGCGGCCGAGATCCAGATGGTGCACCTGGCCTTCGAAATCGCGAACCGCGCAGTGGTCGAAGACATCGAGAGCTACGCCGTCAAAGAGATCACCGACGGCCGCATCTACTGGGACACCCGCCCCATGACGGATCTGCGCCTGAACCCGCCCACGTCCGTCGACATGGCCACCCAGGCCATCCGCTACGCCCTCACCTGCGGCCTGGCCGCGGTGCACCCGCAGCGCCCCTACCTCATCACCCTCGCCGGCCGCGGTTAAGCCGGCTCACACCACCGCAGCCCAGCTGCAACACCGGAGGCTTCATGCCCGATCCCATCGCCACCACCACCACCACCCTGCCGCACATCGGCGAGCCGCTGGCCGGCGGCACCTACGCCGGCGTCATCTGCACCCCCTTTGGGGAACGCAGCGCCGTCATCCTGCTCGACGACAAGCCCGCCTCCGACCTGAACTGGTCCGCCGCCAAGGCCTGGGCCGAGGGCCTGGGCGACGGCGCCCAACTGCCGAACCGCCAGGCCGGCCTGCTGCTGTTCAACACGCTGCGCGACCGCTTCGACAAGTGCTGGCACTGGCTGGCCGACGCTCTCGAAGACGACGGCGCCTACGCCTGGATTCAGAACTTCCGCTACGGCGGCCAGAACTGCGACGCCACGAGCTACGAGGCCCGTGTGCGTGCCGTCCGCCTGATTCCCCTCAGCGCTTGGTCCTTCAATCCCTTTTCTTCGGGAGATTTTATGTCGACCACTGAACAAGCGGCCGTTCGCATTGGCGAGCTG